GGACAATTTATCTTTTTTCTTCTTCGCCTTTAATTTTTTTATCTCATCGTCTGATAAATGGTCACATAATTTATACATCCTCATTACCCCATGCATAAAATAAGTGCCTAGCTTTTGACTAGGCACCCATGAAGGAGGAAAACGTCGTTCTACATATTAGTGGCATTTACACGACAAAAAAGCCTCACCCGCAAAGACAGAAGAGGCTTTCTTTGATTCGTTTTTTAATTTTTCTTTCAGCGCGTTCAATCATGGTTTGGACACTACTCGATGAGATACAAAGATAATTCGCAATTTCGCTATATGTTAAGCAATATCCTCGCGACATGAGATACACTTCTCGTTCTCGTTCGGTGAGCACGGATAAAGCGTCCTCAATGCGTTCCCGATCCCAGCTCGTAATGACACTTTCCCTTTCGTGATCGTCCCATTCGTAAGTAGGTTCGGTTGAACGGAAAAATTTTTGTATAAGTAATGGGTCGAATAATCGTTCACGTTGATAAGCAGCTCTTCGTTCAATACCTCTTTTATGACCAGGTCGTCGGCCGGTGGTGAGCCATTCAATCACAAATTCAAGGTCGGCAATCATTTGACGAATGATTTTTTTATCTTGTTCTGGTGCGTGTTCGAGTAATTTTTTTGTTTGCTTTAGCGTTTGCTTATATTCCCGCAAGAGTTCCTCCATCAGACCCCTCCCGTGTGTTATAATGAAATTGACCCATTGTTTCCAAAGCTGGGAGAAGTCCTGGCTTTTTTTTGTTGCATATTTTTTTCAGAATGCGTCACATCTTACACTGTTGCGTCTGTCGCGGGTCGTACATATTCACCAGCTTGTAACCTTTCAACTTATAGTGTGTTACTTTCCATTTTCGTTTCGTTTTTACTTCTTTGTGCGTTTTAGGATCGCGTAACACATATATCATCGCTTTTTCCTCCTTGTCGTCGGCCATCTCCATTCAATCGCACGTCTGTTGTCATCGTCGTAGTATCGTTTTCTCGGACGTAATCTGATCTGTTCAAGTTCTTCTGGCGAGAGGTAGTACGTGACTACCCCTCCGTTTGGTTTTTTCATCGAATCACCTTCCAGCCTTTTCTTATTCGACTGTTCAATTCACACTTCTGCAATTCTTCATACAACCAAACTTTTTGTCCGTCCTCGACGCGAAACAACAGATATCCTTTCCGTCTTCTTTTTCTACGCTTCACACGCCATACACGTCCTTCTGCAACTTGTGTAGAGCATACATGCGTAACGCACGCAATTCACGCTCATTTTCAAATGTCGTATCAGAATAACGTTCCTTCTGATTTGTCAACTCTTGCACAAGTTTTTTCAACCTAGCAATCTCGCTTTCCAACACGAGCACTTCCTTGTGCAGTTCTTCATTACGTGTTAAAACTTCATCGAGCATGTGTTGCTTTTCTTCGCATTCCTGCTCTTTCTCTGTCAACAATTTGTGTGCGTGAATCGCCTCTCGTTTGAGCCATTCGATACCTTTGTCGTCCTCTTCCGCGCTGTTTGGTTGCGTTTTTTCTGTGACAATTGTTTCTTGTGATGTTACCTGCGTTTCCGATTCTTCAAGCGTAGACGCGATCTCTTGTTGTGCTTCTTGTTCAAGCGCTCTTCTGATATGCCCCTTTCTGAAATATTTCCACGAATATAGCTGTTGATTGGTGATCCCTTTCGCCTTTGCGATCTCTGAATCACTCATACCTTTCTTGTGCATTTCAACATATTCCTCAATCGTTAAATCGATTTTTTTGTTAGACATGTCTTTCTCCTCCTTCACATTTTCACAGTTTTTCAAAATAACATCGAGACTCTCTCCGTTCCGTAATCTCTCCAGCTGGTCGGGCGTAAGCTGATATGTCCGCACTGTTGTATCTATCCCGTGTGGACGGTTGCCGAAACGCACATCCCACTGACGATACGGTGATATACTTGTGAACCTACTCATTCTTTTTCACCCGCCTTCTTAACTTTTTTAGCTTGTCCAGCTCGATCCAACCACCGTATTTCTTGTTGTATGTAACAATGCTGAGTTTATACGGATACGCCTTTTCAAACATCTTGCGTTTGAGCGCAAAAATAGGCGTCTCATATCCTTTCACATCGACAACCTCGATCGAGCCGTCTAAATGTGTGATTTCAAAGTCTGCGATGTACTCTGTTTTGCGGAAGGTCTTCCCGTTTTTCTTGAACGATTCGAGCAGTGTATATTTCGGCTGGAGCCGGAATCCTTTGATTTGTTTATGTTCGAGCAGCCATTTCAGTTGCTCATAGTATTTTGCTTCTGCCTGTGAATCGAATGTGTAACCGTCAATCTCTGTCTTTTTAGAACCGTATTTTGTTTTACTCATCCCTTCACCTCATGTTCCGTCTTGCAGTCAACACACTCAACAACAAGCCCTTTCTCGTCCTTCCGCACCCGAAACGCCGTACTTCCACATGTCTTGCCATCTTTCATCGCTAGACATATGAGATATACAACCCCTTTTGCGACATCCTTCATAATGTTTACCAACTCCTCTAATGTCCGTATTGCGACGATCGCAAAAGCCAAAATTACGATTAGCGATAGATGCTGGATACTGACTCCGACAAGTAACGCTAATGTAACGACCACTGAAATAAGTAACCCGTCGAATATGATTTGTTTCATCATCCACCTCAATATCCTCGTTCTTGGCGTGAATGGTTTTCGGTGTTTTTCTTCATGTACGCTTCTTCGATTTGTTCCCATGTGTAACCGAGTCGTTCACCTAATGTAAGGAAGTGTTCAAACACCGATTCGTAGTATCCTCTTACGACTTTTTTATTTAGTTGGCATTTATAAGCGAGATAAAGAGTGTGTACTTCGCCATAGAGCGCAATAAAATCATCATCAAGCGTTTCATTCTCTTGCGCGTTCCCTAACAGTAATTGATGTGGCATTCCTAATTCCAACCCAATCGACAAGATAAAATGCAAGCAGTCCACGTATTCTTCAAGCTGCCCATCTTTATAAACCGGAACTGACCATGATCCGTGTTCGTGTCTACCTGTGTCCATATGTGAGAATCTATGATTTGTTCTAGGTTTTTGGTCGTTACTCCAATACTTGAAACATCTATTTTCATTCGCTAACTCCCCAAGTTCTACTTGCAACGCAAGTATTTTCTTTGCTAATCTATCTTCTCCCTCTTGTCTTGGATGCTCTTTTTCGATGTGAGCGTCAAGCTGGCGTTGCATTTCAAACAGTTTAACTAAGTTCATATTTTTTCACCTCGTTTAGTTATTGATTAGTTATTGTTTTTAGTTATAGAAACGGTGTTTATGTGTTGTACAATCTTTTGATACGTCTTTTCACCGATTCCTGGAACTTCTCGCAATGTTTCAATGTAGAAGGCGAGCACCTGTGCCGCCTTCTTTCGCTCGTGTTCTTGTCCGTCACGGAAGCCGCGCCAGTAGTCTGCGTTCATTCTTCATCCAACCTTTGTACATGAAACGGATTCATGTATTGTTCTTGCAGTTGACACCTGTTTTTTCGCTTGAACGGATTGTCGAAGTCAATCTTCCGTATGCAATATGTTTGTGTAATCGTCGTTCTCCGCTCTACGTTCGATACGTGTATTCGGCACACTTCACCCGCAAAATGCTCACATGTCGGGCATACAGCCGGATTGTATCGAACAGACATGTTCTCGTACTCCACGATCCTGGTTTTTTTCACTTCTTCATCACCTTTTGCTTCAATACCTCACAGTACACCACAGCGTCGATTAACTCTTGTTGCAAATGTTCAAGCCAACCGATCATTCCATAGTCATCTGGATCGACTGTTTTGCCGTACTTTTTGATGCCTTTTTCTGTCTGTGTTTCGAGCAACTTTTGCACGTTGCGGAGGATTTTGTTGTCCATGTGTTATCACCTCGCTAGACGTTTTATTTTGCCTTGTGAGGCGTTTTTCTTTTTAGTCGGTACTTTCTATTACCCTCGCAAGAAAAACGCCGTGTGGGCTGAAATTTGAAGATTTCGAGCGTGCTATAATTTCAGTTTTTGCATTGCAAGCACATGACGCAACGTGTAGTAGTCGAGTTCTGACACGTGCTTGCCGTCATGCTCGCGGATTCCAGCATCGAGCAACTGGCGAATTATGATTTGTCGTTTTAACTCTTTGCTAAACTGTATCTTTTCGTAGAGGACGCCCATTGCCTTACCTCCTTTCATAAAATCCAGCTAATGCAGGAAAATGACTGTGCTCTTTCCTCATATCCCGGAACGCAAGAAATTCGTTCCCACGTGACATCAGAAAGTCTAACGGGTACTCATGACAGTTGTACGGCTTTCGTTTGAACGTTTGCTGGAAAAACTGAATTGCTTCTTCTTCACTTGCTGCGAATATGAAAGCAAATCGTTTATCGTCATACTTGAGTGAGAAAACTTTTATATTACTGAATCCAAGGATATTTTGCTCAATCATCTGTGCAACTTTTTCATGATCGGCTTGCAAAAAGTAGATCTTGTCGGCATCATCGTCGAGGGACACTTGCCCTTCTTGGAGTAAATGTAGTATGTAGTGGGCTAGTGTCTTTTCCTCGTATCGGATACTATCCTCATACAACTCTCTGACCGTAATCATCGACAATCTCCCCAGTATGTTCGTTATATCTGACCTTAACCGTTCCGACCGGACCATTTCGATTTTTCGCCATGATAAGTTCAAGAGTGTCATCGTTTGATTCCTTGTTGTAATATTTGTCCCGATACAGAAAGATGATGGTATCCGCGTCTTGTTCCACGCTTCCCGATTCGCGAATATCGGACATCATTGGGCGTTTATCTGACCTGGATTCAACGGAACGATTTAATTGAGCTAAAGTAATGACCGGACAATTAAATTCTTTTGCCATCGCTTTGAGACTTTTTGAAATCTCAGTTACCTGCAAATGTGCATTACCGCCGTAAAAGTTCGCTGGCCGTATCAAAGTCAAATAATCTATGAATATCACAGGCTTCTTGTTTGGAAAACTATGAACCATTTTCCTTGTTTTCGCTCTCATTTCCATGATGGTTTGGCCAGCACCGTCAAAAATCTGAATGTTGGTGTCCGCTACCCTTCCAATGATGGTCGGCCACATTTTTTTCTGTTCATCCGTCAGTCCTTTGTGAAGATTCCGCATCTTCATTCGATTGAATCGTCCCGTAGAAGCAATCAGACGGTCCGTGATGCTTCTGCTTGGCATTTCAAGTGAAAACACAATCGGCAAATACCCTTGCCAACCAGCTTGTTTTGCTAAATGTATCATGACATCTGTTTTTCCCATTGATGGACGAGCTGCAATGACTGTCACTTCTCCGTCCTGGAATCCATTTGTCATTCTGTCGAGTTGAGCAAGTCCTGTCGGCACCCCTCGTTTCTTTTCTTCCGGTCGCCAAGGGGCTTCATACATATCTGCAAGGATATCGGTGATAGATGCATGATCGTCCATCTTTGATTCATTGATGGCATCTAGCGACGTGATGACTTTCCCGATTTCCCAACCTTCCTGAATGGCCCGGGTCAATATGTTGTTTTTCTCCCGTTCTTTCCAGGCGTCAAGGACAAGACTCTCATATTCTTCGATTTTTTCAGCATCGGCAAAAGAAGCGAGTTCATTGATATATGAGATACCGCCGAGTTGTTCAAGGGTAGGAACCGTCGATAAGGTAACAACATCGACGGGCTTCCCTTTTCTCACGAGTTGCAACATTGTTTTGAAGAGCTTCTGATGACGAGTGTCTTCTAACTGTTCAGGCTTTAGTGTCGTGTCCTTTAACAAGTAGTTGTTTTTTAAGAATGTTCCTAACAAAGCCTTTTCTGCGATCATGCCCAATCCTCTCCTGCGTTAATATCGAATACAAAATCATCTGGTATATCACGACCATGTTTTTCTGTTACCAACACTTTTGATTTTCCTGTTCTCTGTTTCGTTTTCCGATCGAACTTCTCGTTATACTCCTTCACTGCATCTAGTGTGAAGAGCTCTAAGCGATGAAGTTCTCTAAGAATTTTTGAAACATAACTTGATGGATTCCTAGGCATTTGCATTCGAGCTCTTTTAATCACTTCGCAAATGATCGCTTCTGGTTCAATAAACTGACTGTTATCTATCCAATGGTTAAACTCATCCAGTAGTGTTGGTGTTAAATAACCGAATGCTTGTTCAAACTCAACAAAAGGATTAGGCTTGCCTATATCATCATCATTTATTTCTTTATTACTTAGTAAGTTATTATTTAGTTCTTTATTATTTAGTAGTGACGGGTTTTCCGTTGACGGATTTTCCGTTGACGGATTTTCCGTTGACGGATTTTCCGTTGACGGATTTTCCGTTGACGGATTTTCCGTTGACGGATTTTCCGTTGACGGATTTTCAGTCAACGGTGAAGTCGGTCGTTCCAACACGATGTATCGATTGTTCGAAAATTTCCCTTGTTGACGTTCCTGTTCTTTAATGATGTATCCGTACTCTTGTAATTCTTTGATAATGCTTTTCGTTGAATCACGACCATTCGAACTTCTATTTTTTAAATCTTCAATTCGAAATACCCAATCATTTGGCATGGAAAGCATATACGCTAACAATCCCTTAGCTTGCCAAGACAGCCGTTTGTCATTTAGAAAAACTTTGTCCAACACAACATAATTGTCTTTCTTCTCAACGCGAAAAATGCCCATGCTGTCACCCTTTCTTTACGCAAATCACAAATCCATCTTTTACGCTTTTCACGATATAATGCGGATACCGCCGCATATACTGTAGTACAAGCTGTTTAAAGTGTTCTTTATCTTTCGCCTCCTCCCAGATCCATTTAGGGAGGAGGATTTTATATGTTGGCTGTTCATTGAGCATCGAAGACGATCTCCTCTTGTTGAGGCGTTTCCGTTTCAATTGGCACCTCAAACGCTTCT